GGTGGCTTCTATCAAGCGGCCACCTACACCTACTCCAAGGAGCGCATGCTCAAGGCTGGCACAAAGGCGCACAACTACATGCAGACCCTCACCCATTGTTTGGCTGAGGACTACTGGCCAGGGTGGACTACTGGGGGGGCTGTGGAGTTGGACTTTTGAAAACTCTCTCTCGATTGGGTTGGACGAGACTCCCAGGCGTCCTGAAATACGCGACAAAGCTTTTTAGGGCGCGGGAGATTTTGGTGGGTAGGGAGTGGCTTAATGACTTGGAGGCCGCAACCTACCCACCAGATGAGAGGGGGGCCTACATGGACTACTGCAACAGACAATTGCACGGAAAGCCACCTCAAGGACAACTAAGGGCCATGCTGGAGGGGCTCAGAGGGGCTGGGGAAAAGGCTGAGGAACTAAGGAAACAAATTAAGAGGAGAATTAAATGACTGAGGAGGAGGCAATTAACACGATTGAAGGCAAAACCGACAAAATGCACCCCAAAAGCAACATGAGCTGGGCTGAGGTTGAGAGGCGGTGCAGCGCATACTTTGAGGAGCAAGGCATTGTTTACGGCCAAAAGGCCAGACACAAACAAAGGAAGGAGAAGCTTGGCATACTGCCGAATGTGTGACGGGGGGCTATTAGGGTATGACTGCACATTCTGCGAAGGCAAAGGCTTCTACACCTCCCCCACCCCTCACCGTGCCCTCCTGGCTCTACCTCAGCGGGTTTACAAAACTGCAAAGGGACGTTCTGTGCTTCGTGGCCATGAGGGGCAAGAAATGCACAGACAGGAAAGAGAGCATGGCCAAATACCTGGGGGTGAACAAAGGCACCCTGAAGAAAGCCGTGGATGAGTTGGTGGCCTTTGGTTGGCTTCTTAGGAGCTGGGAAGACAGGACGATGGTGCTAAGAGTGTCCTCCAAGGGCACCAAAATTGACAGAGTAGCACCCAAGAAAAACAGGGCTGAGAGGTTTGAGAACGCCCTGCACAGGGCGGCGTCAAACGCCCTACACAGGGCGGCGCAAGCGCCCTGCACAGGGCGGGGAACTATGTATACAACTAAGGAAGAGAACTATGAGGGGGAGGAAGACATGAAAACAGATTTTTACACATACAGGAGGAAGCTATGAATGACGCACTCATGGCAGTGCCCTATGACAAGGCCGCTGAGGAAGGTGTCCTGGGTTGCATTCTTCTTGGAGCCATGGAAGAGGCATTGAGGGGAGGAGTCAACGAGGACAGCTTCTATGATGTCCAAAATAAAAAAATCTGGAATGCCTGCTATGACCTTTTTGAGCAGAAGCTTGAAATCAATGAAACCAACATTGACACCAAAGCTGGCAAGGGTTTGTTGTTTTACCTGACAGAACTCCCAGACAAGGCACCTACCAAATCAAACATTGCTTTCTGGCTGCCTGTCCTTAAAGCCCTAGAAGCCCGTAGAAAGGCTTTCTACATTGCTTACAACACACTAGAGCTTGTGGGCTCAGAAACGCCCACAGAAGCCATTCTGGAGCGTGTAGAGGCAGACTACTTCCAGCTGTCTAACAACTCATCCACAGTTCAAGACCAAAACTCCAAATGGGAAGACTATACTGACAACCTAGAAGCCTGCAGGCCTAACGGCCAGCCAGTCGGACTCAAGAGCGGTTTCTACAACCTAGACAGAATTGTGAGGGGCTTCAGGCCCTCCTCTGTCAACGTCATTGCAGCGCGTCCTGGTAATGGCAAAACAGCTCTGGGGCTTCAAATAGCTTTGCACTGTGCTCAAGCAGGCAATGGGGTTGTCTTTTTTAGTTATGAAATGCCATTCAGCCAACTTGCTGACAGGTTGGTGGCTTCCATTACTGGAGAAGAAATGGCTTCAGTGCATGAGACAGGACAGGGCAACTGGACTGCCATTGCTGCAGCAGTCAAAGAGCTAAGGAGGCTACCTTTCTACGTGGAGGACAAGGCTGACTGTGGAATTGCTGAGCTGAAGTCTACTGCAAGGCGCTATGTCAAAGACAAAGGCGTCAAAGTTATTATCATAGACTACCTCCAACTCATTCCACCCAAGAAGCGGCAACGTGAAAGCAACCGGACAAATGAGGTGAGCGAGCTGAGCCGTGAGGTAAAGCTACTGGGCCAAGAGACTGGTGCAGTCATTTTTCTGCTCTCACAGCTTAATAGGGAGGTTGAGCACAGGGACAACCCAAAGCCCAGGCTAAGTGACTTAAGAGAGTCTGGGGCCATTGAGCAGGACGCTGACCTGTGTGCCATGCTCTACGAACCACCCAAAGACAATGAGGAGGAGCCTGACACCTTGGGGGTAGTTATTGCCAAAAATAGACACCATGGGAAGGGCAACACAACACTGCTATGGGACAAGCAATGCAACAGGTTTAAGGATTTAACGGCAACAGGAGAAACTGACAAAATATGAGCACAACACAACTGGAGCTGGATGGGGAGGTGGAGTCCATTATGACTGAAGAACAGACAGCAAGCAGGGACGCTGCACTGGTTAGGTTTCAGGACTTAGCTGCAGCCAAGTATGAGGCAGGGCAAAAGGAACACGGGGGCAACCTCTGGGAAAAGCCTGGGCTACTGAACAACATGGAGGAGGAGGTGATAGACGCTTGGTTCTACATACAGGCACTTAAGCAACAGCAAAACCTACTGAATGAGGCTGTGAGTGGCTTCCTCAATGACTGCATGGCGGTGGGTATTCGCGACCCTCTCAAATTCATCCAGAGCAAACAGCTCAAAGTTTACTCATATCTTAAAGGCGCATTTCCAAGGGGCATTCTCCCAACTGACGCTGACGGGGAAATTGAGCTGAATGGTGAATTTCTTAGACTAGAACACAAGTATGATTACGCAATCCGCAATATGTCTGCAGATAATAGGGCGCACAGCGGACAGACAAGAGGGCTGCACAGCTTAGTTGCCAAGAAAGGCTTCACCGTGGTTTTCGTTGGTGAAAATGACCAGCGCCACGTCACTTGTGTCAGGGTGTGGAAACCTGAAAACGGTGACGTCAAAGAGACTTGGTATCCAGAAGGGGACGAGGAAACACTAAGAACAGTATGTGGGGCATGGGCAGCCAAAGTAGAGCCTAGCTTCAACCCACGATTTCTGCACCACGTTTGACTAACAACTACCCCAAATTCATTGACCCTGAAGAGGAGGACTGCCTGAAGGCATGCAGTGAGGCATTGCTTGCCATTGTGGAGTTTCTCCAGATGCCTCAGCCATGCCTAATTTCTGCACTTAACAGGATTGCAGCGCTTCAGGTAGTCACAGGCAGACTGAGTGTGACTGAGGCCGCTGATTACTTTGGCATTCAGCGCAAAGGAATTTATAGGAACGTCAAGATTCTAGCGCGTGAGCTAGGCCGTGAATACCACAGAGGCCATGTCCGATAAGAAAGCACTACAGGCAGAATTCCTGCAGCGTGTGGCTCCTGTCATTGGGTTCAACCCACAAGACCCCGAGCAGGTTGCTGAAATATTCATGGCCATTCACCTCATCATTCGCAACCACGACAGACTCAGGCGCTACGCCAGCAACGCTGACCTCATTGACTCGCTGATTGAGGAATATGGCATTGACGAGCTTGTCCTGTAACCCCTCCCCCCTCCAAGGAATCTATTCCCACCTCCCAAAAGACAGGTTTCCGCTCACCTAACCGAAAAAATGTCATAAATGTCATAAGTAACTGAAAATGAGAGAGATACACACGCAAAAGCGGGTGCAAGCGTTTAAGTGATGGCAGAGAAAAAACAGACAACAAAGAAAGCTAAACCACGTATTCCCAAGGGTTTATGGAGCACGGCTGACGTGTGCGAGCAACTCCATTTTTCTATGTCACAGGCTCGCAACCTGTTAGGCATGGTGCCAATTGCAAAACAGACACCTAGAGGGGACAAATACTACGACCCAGAAAAGGTGCGGGAAGCTCTCAGCAAAACCCGCAACACTGGCAACCACGCTGAGGAGGGGAGCCGTGAGTGGTATGAGGTGGAGAAGCTCAAGCGCCAAGTGGACAAACTGGACCACGAACTGGACAAGCTCAAAGCCAAAGTCATACCAGTGGACGAAGTGCGGGAGGGAGTCATGAAGCTGGCTATGGAATTCCGCAAACACTTGGAAGAGCAGGCCGCCAAACTGCCCCCACTAGTAGCAGGTCTGGAGCCTCAAGACATTCAGGGTGTCATTGATGGCTACAACAAGTCTCTCTTGGCCACCATAAGACAGGCACATGGACAGGTTGGTTGATGAGTGCGTCCTGTCTGCCCTAGCTGAGCGCAATGCTGGAGGCATAGCAGACTGGGCCCTAGACAACGTGAAGCTGAGGGAGTCACCCTACGGGGGGCAATTTAGAGCTGATGAGACTCCATGGCTACTGGAGCCCTTGGCCGCCCACGCTGACCCAGGAAACCAGACAGTTGTCATGTCATGTGCTGCCCAGACTGGCAAAACCGTCAGCATGTCTGTGGCTATAGCCTACAGCCTAAGCCAAAACCCCAGCCCACATTTGGTGACTTTTCAGGACGAGGACTCCTACAAGGACTACTCAAAAGAGCGACTGCAGCCCATTCTAGAGTCCTGCCCAGCGCTGAAAGACCAGTGGCCAAGCGACAGGCACAGGAAAACAATAAGCGAGGTTTTCTTTCACAGTTGCACCCTCAAACTAGGCCCAGCCAACAACTCATTTTTGCGCTCTTGGAGCATTCGCTTCCTCTATGGTGACGAGGTGAGCGCCTGGAGGCCTGGAATGTTAGCCAGAGCCAAGGCTAGGACAACCCGTTACTGGAACCGCAAGCACTGGTTTAGCAGCACCCCTGAGCTGGTGGGGGACGACTTTGACACGGAATACAATAGCGGCACCTGTGAGGTGTGGCACTTGAAGTGCCAAAGCTGCGGCAAGCTGTTTGCCCCCAGCTTCTACGACTGCATGAGGTGGGAAAGCAACGAGACAACCAAGCCAGGAGGTGTCTGGAATTATGAGGAGGTAGCCAAGACTGTCACCATGGCCTGCAGTCACTGCGACCACGCGCACACCAACACTGAGGCAAACTGGAGGCAGATGGTAAAGGGTGGCTATGTGGCCACCAGTGAGAACAGCACCCCACGGGTAAGAAGCTTCAGCTTCAACCAGCTCACCTTGCCTCCCAGCGTCATGCCCTGGAGTGACTTGGTGATTGACTTCCTGAAAGCCAAACAACACGCGGCTGCAGGCTACACCCAGCCCTTGAGAGAATTTGTGACTCTCAGGCTTGCTGAGAGCTGGAAACCTAGCAACCACATAGAGACTGAGAGGATTGAAGTCAGTGACGGCTACAAACCTGAGGACGCTTGGGAAGACGAGCACACCCGATTCATGACGGTGGACTGTCAGAACTACCTGGAGGAGTTCTTCTGCGTAGTCAGAGCTTGGAGCAAGGGCGGTGCCTCACGGCTGCTGGCATTCAGGCGCGTCAGCTCGTTTGACGAGGTTGAAGAACTCCGCAAGGAGTTTGAGGTTGCACCTCAGAGGACATTCCTAGACGTGGGCTACCAGAGGGCAAGAGTTTTGTCTCAATGCGGCAGGTTTGGATTTGTGGGCTTAAGGGGAGAGGCCTCCCAAGACTACGCACACACAGGAAGTGGGCGCACCATTAGGCGAATTTACAGCAAGCCCACCAGGGTGTCTTCCACAGGCAGAGTAGCCCCTCCCGTGTTTAGGTGGAGCAACCCAAGCGCCAAGGACATTCTAGCAGCACTTAAGGCAGGCAAGGCTCAGTCATGGGAAGTGTGCAAAATGGACCCAGAATTGGCTGAGGAGTATGCCAAGCAGTTAGACTCTGAGCGCAAAAAAGAAGTAGTGGACAAACACGGCAGAGCAGAAATGCGCTGGGTGTCTTTCAGGGCAAACCATGCCTGGGACTGTGAGTGCATGCAGGTAGTTGCTGCCTGCATTGCCAAGCTTCTTATTGATGAGTGACACACTCCCCCCCTTCTATAGATGGGGGACTTACGCAGTTTTCTCAGATTACAGAGCAATAGCTGGCTTCTGACACTCAAGGAACGAGTGGCAGACGCTGTGCTTTCTGGTGCCGTTACCACCTCTTTTTCCAATGCTTCCCAAAGCGGCACCCGCGAGCTTGTCCTACCCACAGAGGAACTAGCGTCCCAACTCACAGACGTGCTGCA